AAAGCGTTTCTAAGCTAAGAAAATCAATTGTTTTTGCGCCGCTATTTAAAGCATTTTGAATAGCATTAGTGTCATCGGTAACGCCGTCACCTATTGCACCAAAATCTTTTATGGATACATATTGTTGAAGCCTAGCTTCTACAGACTGGTCTATAGCGCCCGTACTACCTTCGTTATATACGACAGCATTTGCGTTTACAATGGCGGTATTAATTGGTGTTGCAGTGCAAAAATCAACTACATCACCTACGTTTAATCCATCAACAAAAGTCACTACGGCAGAAGATGTTTCAATAAAATTATCTATTGGTATTTGTTTAGAGCCGTTAACAAAAACCAATAAATTGTTTGTTGCGGGTTGGTATTGAATAGTGGTCAAAGTAAAAACAGTTTGACCTTGCGTAGCCGTCTGTGTTTCTTCTTCGCCAGTAAAGTTTACAAAATTGGAGTTAATACCTGACAAATTGTCATAAGTAGCAATTAATACGTCATTTTGATCTTTAAGAACAAATTTGTACGAAATGCCATCTGTAAGCCAAATTTCACCGCTATCAGGCACCCTGCCTGCTGCGTTAAAAATAATTGGGTTAGGATGGGCGGTAACACCAGATGAATTTGTGTATGTAACTGCGGGGGTTGTTGTACCAGCTGAATAGGTATAGAGCTTACCGCCGGTCAATACGTTGCCGCTATTATCAAAGAATTGTGCGGCTGCGCCAGCTACAGGGGAAAGGTTAACGGCCATAAAAAGCTCCTAAATTTAGACTGATTCTATTATGTTTCGCTATGCTTGTCATTTAAAAGTTACCCCCGCCGATACCGCCCGTAGAAGTCAGTACGTTACCGTCAAACAGCAGTTTGTTTGATTGGTCTATTGTACTTGTAGATCCAGCATAGAAAAGTTGATTTGCTGCAAAAGATGATAGCCCTGTACCGCCTCTAGCCGTAACAAGCGTACCGCTAGTGATTTGAGCCGCGCTAATAGCAATTGACGTATTTGACGCCGCTGTGAGGCTACCGTATTCATTAACGGTGAAAACACCAACTTGTGACGCAGAGCCGTAAGTGCCGGGGGTAACACCTGAAGTACCAAGCCCAAGGTTAATAAAGCCAGGTGAATAGGTAATGGCGATGCCCGTGCCTGTAAATGTTGCAGGCTCAAACACATTATTAGCGTTGCCAATGATGACTTGATGGTCGCCAATGGTGTTTAAGCCTGTACCGCCTTTATCGACGGGGACAACACCTGTGCCCGTAAAACCATAGATATTCCAAAAGAACCGATACCACTCGGTTGACATCGTACTTGTGTCAGGGTAAATCAGCGGTACTTTAGCCGACGGTATTAGGGTTATGTTAGCCATTTGTGTTTGTGCCGCTGAGGAATAGTTCAGCACCCACAATAACCACTTTATTAGGATCTGTACCCGATATTTCGTAAATGCGGTCGCGTAGCTTAGTAGTCATGCCAAGACGACGCCAAATGGCACGATAGCCATATTCGCCAATCTTACCCATTGAAATCCAATGCTCACTTGACCACGTATGACCGCCATCATCAGACCAACGCAGCATTACCTGTGGATCACTACCTTGACCTAAGTTCAAGCCAACGCCTGACTCGCAAGTCAATTGAAGGGTGTGTTGGGCTGTACGTTTAAGGTTGTTTTGATTGGGTGGTAGCGGGCGCCATGAGCGAACCCATTTTTGAACTGCGCCGTTATCAGAATAGTCGTCAAGGTCAAAAGCGTATAAATTGCCGTTTTCGTAGTCGCCGATAACAGTTTGGCTGTTAAAGTTCATTTGGCATTGACCACGGTGACGAATAAACTCACCATTAAGCCAACTAGCACGTTCATGCCATGCGCCTGTAGCTACGTCGTATACCCAAGTTTTATTAGCGCTAGGAAAATTCAGAACGTAGAAAGCGTGGCCTTCTTGTTGGTATGTATAGGCTACGGCGTCAGAAACATCGCCATATTGCTGAATAGCGTATTCAATAGCATGAGTAGATACGCGTTTACCCGTATATCCTTGATTACGATAAACAATACCGTAGCCACGGGGGTCAGCACCAAGCCAAAACAGGCTGTTATCGAGTTTAGCAATAGAGAAAGGGGCTACACAGCCAATCTCGTTGTAAGCGCCTTGGATGGGCGCTAAAGGGAACGGTGTAGTGGCTGCGTCGTACCAAACCTCAGTTGTGCCTTGACCAAATACCCAAACTTCACGGTTATTGGATACCACGGCTACCACTTCGTCAGGGGAGCTTTCAGCAGCAGCAAACGCCAACGGGTCAATCTGAGTGCCGTCAAGAATACCTGTTACCCAAATAATTTGGCTGTCAGGTTGGTTAAACGCAAAGTAACCGTCAATGTAGCAGACAGTTGTAGCGCCTGCAAAATCAGGGTCAGTTACTTTGGAAAACGTATTGGTTGACTCGGTGTAGACGTAAGCATCAGCGCCGGCAGCAATAAAGATTTGAATACCGCTGTCAGCAATAGACACAGGGCCAGTACCACTAACAGTACCTAATAAAGTGGCATTGTAGTTAATGTCAATTTTGTAGAAATTGTTGCCTGATACCACGTAGGCGTCCAAACCAGCAGTTGTATGAGTCCAAAGCCCACGGATGGGGCCTGTACCGATCGTAGCTAGCTTGCGTAAGCCTGGGGCGCGGTTAAGGAACCCACCTGTTTGACCACCCTCTGGGATGGCTTCAGGGAACAGGTTAACCATAGTGTTATCCGCAGCGTTAACGCTACGGGCAACATAAGCTTGGCCTAAAATCGGCGTCTGCATTAGTAGTTACCGGCAAAGATGTTGTAGCGCTGACGAGTAGCCACAATGCTGTAAGGCATAGCCATGATGTCGTCAGGATTATTGATCCGCTTGAGGTTGCGCTTAGAAGTCATCGCAATACGAGCCACGTTAGGAGGTGGCTCAACACCAAATTCATTAGCAATCTCACAAGCCAAGTTGTATTTAAAGCACCTGAGATAGCCAGGAGGCATATAAATGTCAGTCGACAGGCTTGGAACATCCATCAATTCAGTGACCGAAACAATATGAAATTCCAACACTTTGGTTGGAACTGGGTATACCGTCATGGTGATATTAGGGAAATCCATGTTTACCCACATCACTTGCGGGTAAGTAGAAGTCACAGTTTTAACAGCAATACCATCGTATTGCTGTTGGTTAATTAGCTTAATACCAAAAGAGATACCAGACTGAGGATCGCGGAAATAAGACGCGTCATCAACCAAGATAGGGCGATTGCCAACGGTGTCGCCAGTAGGCCCTAAGGTATGGGTTTTGGTATTAGGAATCCAAGATACGATCTGATCTTGGGTAGAAAACACAGATAGACGCTCGGTATTCCAAGAGTCAATCATTTGGTTCAAAGCAGCTAAGGCATCTTGAGCCGTCGCAGCGGAAGGCGTTTCGCCTTCGGCGAGCATCCCGATTAAGCGTAATGCTCCATTAATCTGTTCGGCGGCGGTAGTAGCCATAACAACTCCTTACTCTGCGGTTTTACGACGTCTTTTAACTTCCAGTGTATTAACAGGAGCCGCTTCTTCAGTAGCTTCTTCTACTGTTTCAACTTCTTCAGAAATTGATGGCGTATTGAGAGTATATCTCACCCAGCCATTTTGTTCATCATATTCTGCTTCTTGTTCCATCGTGGCAACTTTGTTACCGTGGTCAGGATGTTTTAAATAAATAATTGGCATGGTTTTTTTAGTTAGATAGGGGGCTTGACGCCCCCTAATTTATTACGCTACGACAGGATACTGCCATTTAGTACCATCAGATACAAACAACTTACCTAAGCCAGTTGCATTGGTTGTAGTAGCCAATGAACCAACAGGTGCGGTTGTTGTAGTGCTGTTAGCAGTAATTGCAGTAGTCAAAAAGTAAATACCAGCAACAGCGTTAGCTGCGGCTGCTGTACCGCTTGAAGTAATACTAGGTGCTGAAATACTTGTAGCTGTAACAGCAGCAAGTGTTGAAGCGCCAGTAACCGTTAAGCTATCAAACTGTGGGTCTGCGTAAGCAACACCCGTAGCCTTTGTATTTGGCATAATTTTTCCTTTATAAAACCCGCCCCGAAGGGCGGGATATTACATTAAGCTACTACGGCAAACTGCCACTTAGTGCCGTCAGAAATAAACATCTTGCCTAAGCCAGTTGCATTGGTTGTAACGCCAATAGAACCTGCTGGAGCAGTTGTTGTAGTGCTGTTAGCTGTAACAGCAGTATCCAAGAAATACAAGCCTGCGCCTGTAGATGCTGTAAGGATATTGCCGCCGATTAGTTTAGCTGCGCTAGTGTTGCCATCGGTAAATTGGTATGCGCTACCGCCGTTTGGAATTGCCATGATATGTTTCCTTAAAAAATGTT